TTTTTTCAAACTTCATTCTATTTAATATATAAATTTTGTACTTTTTTGCTAAATTTTCATTGTTGCGTATTTGCCACTTGGTCGGTTATTTAATTTATTAAGTGCGAAATACCTCATAGCATCAACACAATTATGAACAAGGATTCCATTTGCAAAATATTCGTGGCAATCCTCTATCATTAAATCATATACTTGAGCCTTGTAACTTTCTCCTTGCTCGAAGTGCAGTAGCTTTACAGTTTTGATGGCAGTATTTAGATATGCCCGAGTGTCTTGTTTTATAATCTTTTCCGCATTGTTCGCATATTTTATCTGTAAAAGGTTTATTAATCCAACACTCTTTACCATTCTTTTTATGCCATTCAATTCCTTGTTTTGATTTGTGCCATTCTTTTGCAGCCTCAATTCCTTTTGCATGAAAACTTTTAGCAAACTCTGGATTGTTTTTAAATCTTTTTTTCGCTTCGAATCTTTGATGTAATGTTTTATGTACAAGGTTAAGATTTGATATTTCGTTATTATTTTGATTCCCATCAACATGATGTACATGATAGTCTTTAGGTATTTCTCCTTTATGAAATTTCCAAACTTCTGTATGAAGTCTTTTATTTCCTCTACTAAAATACTTTTCTCCATTGTACAAGCTATATTGCTTCCCTTTAAAGGTTTGTGTTGGAAAATTTGCTGTCCCTTTTTCAATTTCGATAATTCTGTCCATGATTTAGTTGTTTTTATTTTATGGTTATTTGTACCAGTCAAATATACAGTATTAGTATCTAATTGTATCGAGTACTTATTCACATGATGCAAACCGTTATTAAATACTTTTTGAACTTTTTTGTATCCTTTTGATGTTAAAACGTTATCTCCTATTTTTATTTCATCAATTCTTTTTAGCCCTTTGTTTGTTGTAATTAAAGTTTCACCTATAAAGCAATGATTTGAATAATCGACTGGCTTTCCTGTTAGCTTACCATCTCTATCAGTATCCCAAACGTAACTCCTTAACTCTTTAATTAAATTGATTGAACTTTGAGTAACAAAGAAGTTTTCACGTTTTAAAATATCAATACCAATTTTAATTGAATCGGGTCCTTTTGTTGCAGGTGTAATCATAAATCCTTGCCTTCTTAACTCTTCGATTGATTTAGGTTCTGCACTATCCGCAACTATTTCGTAGGGTCTACCTATTCCTTCTGACTTCATAAAGTTACCGATTTCATTATTTGTCATGTTAGTACGATATAATACCTCGTCAAAGTAAAGTTGATTGTTTGTTTTGTAAACTGCGATTAATGTGGTTGGGTCATTCGTAAAACCAAAATCCATTCCATAGCCTAAAAGTTTTGCATCTGTTGGTATCTTTTCAATCTGTTTCCAATTATCGAATACAACACCTTGTAATGAACCAATCAATCCAAGTCCGTAAACCTTCCACCAGTTAGCCCAATAGCTTGATGTTTGCGCTTTGTGTTGCGCTTGTTCTATATCGTGAATGATTGTTTCAGGGAGTGCCTCGTTATCTTTGTAGGTAAGTATTATATGTTCGCTGTCATTGTCTTTTAAAACTTCGGTATGCGCCCAAAATTCAGCAGTAGGGTTGAAGTCCAACCATATTTCGCCACTTGTTCTAATTGCTAATTGGTGATAAGCTTCAAATGAAATATTGTTTGCTTCGTTAATGTAAAGCACATTACGCCTTGCACCTCGCAACTTTGATTCTTGTTCTGCACTAAAGAACTCAATATATGAACCGTTGGCAAATTTATATGTTAATAGTGAACGGTTCCAATTTGCATCTACATAACGGTTCGTCCATTCCATTATTTTTAAAAAGTCTTTAATTGCGCCTCTTCGCAAATGTGGTATTGTTTCACTTACTACACTTATTTCTAAATGTGGTGTTTTAGCTGCTCTATCAATTAAGACTGGCAGTATTCCAAATGTTTTACCTGCACTCGTACCGCCTTGAATTACTTTTTTGCGTTTTTCAAGTTTCAATAATTTATTTATAGCGGTTGTTCGTTTAAACATAAATGCGATTTGCTCACCGTATAGACAAGCGGTTTTGTTGACTTTGTTTAATTTTACTCAGGAAATAAAGGCTGTTCTTTTACAGTTACTTCGCTCTTGTCGGTTAATCCGTTTAATCGTTGTGTTATGCTTGGGTTGTATGAACCTAGAAGCCCTCCAGTAATTTGATTATTTCTAATTTCTTTTTTAATGTACGAACAGATAGTCACAAAGTCATTATAAAGGTTCTCTTTATTATCAAAATATTGATGTACAAATCCATAATTATTTTTGCACCAAACTTCAAATCCGTCTATGGTATATGGTAGTTTTAAAGGGTCAGTAACCCTATCTCCATCTTTTCCGACATATTGTACTTTAACCCATTGTTTAGCTTCTTCAATAAGACTTTGTTTGTACTCATTAAAAGCTTTTTCTAATTCTTCAGGTGTTTTAAATATTCTTGTTGGGTGCATAATTAGTAGTATTGTTTAGCAAATGTTTGAGCAACTTCTAATTCTCTAAATGATTTATCGACTACTCCTTTTTTATAAACTCTAAAATTGTTTTTACTTTTATGTACATATTGACCATAATTGTTTTTTGTGCCATTCATTTTAAATCTATGTATTTGATTTTCTGAATTAGTAACCCACTCTAAATTAATCACAATATTATTTAATGAATCACCATCAATATGGTTTACTTGAGGTTTATTTGTTTTATTCTCAATAAAATGTTCTGCTACTAATCTATGAACAAAAAAAGCTTTTCCTAGCAAATTTACTCTATTATACTTTTTTGCACAATGAGTAGTTATTGTATTTTGTTTTATAACTTTCGGAACATCATAAAACACTTTACTGTTTCTTTTTCTAAATGAAATTACATCTCCATAATTTGAAATCATGTATCCTTCACAATTGTTTATGTTACACCACATTTTTTCAGGTGTTTCTATTGCTTTAGTTCCAAAAGGTCGTGCCATAACTATTCATATTTAAAGGTGTATTCTAAAACTTTTTGAACTTCAATATTTTTTATTACTAATCCATTATAAACAATATTTAACTTATTATTTTGGCTTACACGATTAGAAAATACTTTGATTTTTATTGAATCGCCTTTTGCCATTGTTCTCACAAATTGAAAGTCAGTTGTAAATGCTGAATAAATAGCTGTATCATTTACCCATGTGTTATTAGCAGCGTTGGTAATTGTGTTAAAAATAAACAACTTCGTTTCAATTGTTTTGTAAACTTGTGTTGGTTCAACTTGCTCTTTTGTACAGCTAAATACCATTAAAAGTGCTGTGATAAATATTGTAATCTTTTTCATGTTCTGTTGTTTATTATGTTGCAAATATATATAAAATTATCATTATGTTATTTATTTAAGTCTTTTTCGCATTTTAAACAATTACTCATATTAATTCGTATATAAAATTCATATCTGCTTTACCGTTTCCATGAATGATTGTTGGTTTGAAATTATCTTTAGTAATAAATTGATTATTTTCTATTCTGTAATCAGTTGGCAATATACCACATAATGTTTGAAATACTCGGCAATCATGGTCTACACCTATGCTTGGGTTATTGATTAGCCATTTAGTTGCTATTCTTTGGTCATCTTCACTGTCGTGTATTCCTTGTTTGTCTATTAACTTAATAAATGTTTCTGACTTCATGTAGTAAGCACCACTATTTAAGAATCTAAATTTTGTGTTTGGTTTTGTGTATTGTTCCCTTGCTTCGTAGTTTGCTAGTTGGTCAACATCAGGCCAACAGTTTACTTCTGAATTAAATAAACAATTCCAATATATTTTGCGCTTAGTGTTTTGTGGTGTGTCTAAAAAAAATGTATCATAAGCATCAACAAATATAAAATCGGTTATATTCGGATTAGCTTTTAAGTATTCATATACCTTGTTTAGTTTCATTGCGAATCCTTGCCATTGGTTTACTTCAATTATATGATACTGCCACTTAAAATAATTTAAGGAGCGTTCTAATTGGAAACATTTACTACGTTGGTCTGCTACTGTTAAAACTATCATAGTTCTACTTTTATTGGTATTGTGCCATTAATTAAACCATCTTTTATTTTATAAAATTCTTCCATTTTTTCGCCTGCATATTTGCGTTTCCATTCTGTGTAAGCATCCCCACCAACATCTATATGGTCAATGTCTATGTGTGGCAAAAATGCAAGTTTATAACCAAGTAATATTGCTCTTATACAAGCTAATGTGTCATCAAATCCATATACTCCTGCTTGCATTAACCCACCCATTTTATTAATTAAACTTGGATTAAACATTTGAACAGTACCCATTATGTCTGCGCTTTCTTCTACTACTACCCAGTTGTCGCCTTTTTCGTGTGGAAGCATTTTTAGTTCTGTTTTCCAATTGTCTTTAGCGTTTGGGTGTTGCATTAAGTCTTTACGTTTCAAGCCTACTATTCCATAGCCACCAAGTTTCATTGCTAACTCCATTTCTTCTATCCAACCATAGTTATTTATGACAACATCGTTATCCATTTTAATAACTACTTCGTTAGGTTCTCTTAAACTCCATGCTTGGTTAATTGCTTTTGCAGTTCCTAAGTTCTCGGAGTTGGTAATTAAAACAAAAGGTATATGATTTTCTTTAAACTTTTTAGTATCAAGAATGCAACCCAATTCTTTCATTAGTTCTTTAGTTTCTTGACAACTTGCATTATCAATAATAACTAATTTGTCTTGTGTAAAATCAACTGTTTCAAATAAACTTTCAATTGTTTGTGATGTATATTTAGACCTTCCATTTTCTTCTGTGTCATGGCAACACATTGCAATTAGTGCCATTATTTACTCCTTTTTTTAGGTTGAACTCCTTTAAAATGTATTTCACTTTCACGAATATACCAATTTTTTAGACTTTTTAAAGTATCTAAGCAGCAAGCAGGGCAGCCAGTATTAACTCGTGTCCCGCTTATTTCATGCCATATTGAAGCAAGTTCTAAAAATTGTTGCCCACTACCTACCCAATCAGTTTCATTAATAAATATTTCAAGTAATTCATATAAGCTAAATCGGTTAGGTCCTTTATGTTTTAGTTGTTCTAAAATATCTTTAAATGTTCTCATAGCTTTTCTATTTCTCTTTTTACTTCTTGCCAATAACTTGCAGCATCATTTTCATCAATTAAATGCCCATCAAAATCTTCGTTATAAATTGCGTTTAGTATTTCTGCAACTGCTATTAATGCACATGGTTTTGCTGCACTATATTGATTAAAAAAATGTTTTTGACCTTGTTTATATTCTAAAGAATCTACCGGAGGTTGAAACATACTCATTACTAATTCTTTTGCTTTTTGTTTTGGTTTCATATTTTATACATTATTCGTTTTAAAATCATTGAAAAATAAGCTGCATACCCTGCTATGGCAAACGCTTGTGTGTATTGAATTAAATCAAATTGAATAGCTATTACACAAATCCAAAATGAAAGGCACACACCGCAATTAAATGGTTTAAAATCTAACCATTTAGGGATTTGTGTTAAGCTAAAAAAGGAAGTAAACAGCATTGATATTCCAATGCAATATAAAATTTTATCTATCATTTTTGTAAGTTAATTTAATTACTTTATCAATCTCTTTGTCACTTGGTGTATTTTCGCTACTTTCAACAAATATTAATCCACCTTTTTTATTTTTTTTAAGTAATTCTTTTAAAATTTTTACCTCGTTTTCATTTTCTAAAAATAAAACTTTGCTTTTGTTTGTTTGTAATATTTTCATAATTCTAATATTTGTTTATACGTTTTATATCTTAATTCTGCTATTCTATCAATGTGTTGCACTTGGCAATCTAAATATAATTGTTCTCCTAAGTCCTCAATCATGTTTGGGTTTTCAATTAACTTGACCATGTGTTTATACCAATCGTTCTTATGCTTAACTACAAGGCAATTCTTACCATGCTTTAACATTGGTTCGTAAGGGTGAACATTTGAAACTATGCATGCCTTCTTTTTAAATCCTGATTCAATTAATTTAAGGTTAGATTTTAGCTTGTTAAATCGGTTATCTCGCAAAGGTATAAGACTAACATCAACTAAGTCATAGAACCTTGCATAATCGTTAATTGATGCACTTGGAAACGTAGCAAATTGACTTGGTGCTGCTTTACCTTTGCAACTTAAAACACCTGCTATTGCTTTGCTGTTTTCGTCTGCATTTCCATAACCCCCATAAACAATTTGAAATTTATCTTTTATTTGCTCCTGGCTATACAATGAATATAAACTATCATGCAATAACATCACATCTTCAAAGTGAGTAATTGATCCACTCCACCCCAATTTCACAACATCAATTTCACGCTTTTTACCTTTGTACTGTTCCTCTTTTGGATTAATTGCATTTGGAATTTCAAAAGCATATTTCTGATTAGCTTCATGCTTTAAAGTTCCACTCAAATAATCGTGTGTTGTTGTAATTGCTTTTGCATAATGCAACGCTTGTAATATCTTTTCAGCGTGTTTCTCTTTCTTTGCTTGGTGCGCTAAAATATGCCACTCGGGTAATCTGTAATCGTCATCAATATCTAAAACATAAGGAACATTTGCATCTTGTAACTTTTTAATCGCTTCGTTCCCGTTTACTCTTGAAATAAATCGGTTTGCAATCACTAAATCAAACCCTTGTAAAAACTCAATTGTTGCGGTGTCAATTTCATTTATTTGGTACATATCAACTGACTCTTTAAACATTTCAGACATTCGCTTATGTGGCTGTAAAAGTCGATGATAATCAACACCGCTTATTTTGGGGTAACTAGGAATTATTACAAGTATTTTCATTTGCAAATTGTTTTATTTTTTCTTTTACTGACCTTAAAGCTGAGTAACTTATTCCAGTTAACTGGCTTATTTTTCGCATTGATTTATGTTCGGAATATAAAATTATTATTCTATTCTCAAACTCGTTTAAACTTAATAAAAAATCTTCAATATTTTTAATATCTAGTTCAAATTTTAATTCGCAATTTTGTTCTTCTTCTATTATTTCAAATTGAATATCGGTTGGAAAATCTTTACTTATTAATTTTCCTAACTTTCCATTTTGTGAGATAATATTTCTGGCTGTGCAATAAAACCAAAACTGCAAATATTCCTTTGTTGGCAGTCTTTCAACTGGCATTGTTAATAGTTGTTCTATTACCTCTTGATAAATGTCATCAGCATAATTTATGTTTATATTTTTGCAAGTTTCAAAATATATTTTGTTGCTCAAAATTATGTTAACTAATTCCATTTATTTTACAAATATAGTATTTTTTACATTTTTACTTTCAATATTGGTTTTATTTGTAAACTATCAGTTAACTCCTGCATTATTTCCATAGCCTGGAATATAACCTCGTTTTCTTCTCCAATCTGTTCAATGTCAATTCCAGCTTGCTTGTATGCCTTTTCAATTTCAGTAATTAAAATGCGGCTTGCTTTTCGTGCTGCAATCATACATTTCAAAAAGTCTTTATTACTCATTAAGTGCCTATCGCTTATTACTGAATCCCAATATTGACAGCTTGCTTTTGCATGCCAATAGGCGTTTAAACTATTCATTGAATGGTTATCGTATATGTCTTTTGTCATGTTTAAAATGGTAATTTATTTATTTTTATTTTTTGCATCATTAATCGAACTTTTGAAAGTGGGTAAAATTTTGAATTAAAATTATATCCTATTGTTGAATTTTTTGATACTTTTTTTAATATTTTGCATCGTTGGGTATTAATACAAATACCGTCTTTTGTGAACTTATAAGGTGTTTCAATTCCATTAATTACAACTTGCCAAACAACTATATAACTTACTGATACTCTCATATTTATTTATCCTTTTTATTGCAGTTATACAGTAGTTACCAGCAAGCACTACGATTGTTCTTCGATTAAGCATTTCGGTTCAGTTTTAAATAATTTTTTTCCTCCCCTTTTAAAAAAGAAAAGATATGTTCAACTATTCCAACAGTCCATCCATCCCCAATCAAATCGCCTGCTTGTCTTTTATTTAAGTTTCTTGTATATCCTAATGGTATGTTATGCAGTTTTTCCATTTCTGTTTGTGTGCAAAATCTCACTCCTTTACTTTCATCCATTGTTTCATCTGTGTAAATAAGTGTAACCATTCCAGTAGTATTATTTCGGTGTATTAAACTTTTTTGATTTGGTGATTGATAACCACTACCAGTATTTAAACAAGTATGTTTTTTCTTGTCTGAATATCCATATTCCAAAACATCATTTAACATTATTTTTTTATCTCTCGGTTGTGGTATATTGCTTTTTCTGTTACCAAACAAATCAAAACATTCAGGCCCTATATTTGTCCAAAATAATCTATCTCTTAAAGCTCCACTTACTTTTGAACCGCACAATCTTACTGGTTCAGTTCCTAATAGTTCAGATATTGTATTATAGCCTAAATTATCCATAATCACATTTTCAAGTAAATAGTAATCGGGTTTCGTTTCTTCAAGTAATCTTATGTATTCATAAAATAACATTGATTTCATCCCTTTTAATCCATCCCTTACACTATTTGCCCTGCTAAAATCTTGACACGGGCTACCTCCAATCAATAAATGAATTTTTGGTAAATCTTGGCCTTTCACTTTTGTAACATCTCCAATCTGAATAGTATCAGGGAAATTATCCATTGTGCATTGTATGGCGTGTTTCTTTATTTCGGCTGCATAATATCGTGTAGGTTTCAATCCTACATTATTAAGGGCAATTTGTCCGCAACTCATACCATCGAATAATGATAATACATTAAATTCTTCGGTCAAGCCGTTTTTGCCATCCCTCAAAAAATTATTTAAAACTGTTTCGTTCATTTAATTAGCTTTTATTGTTAATAATCCGTGCCAGCTGGTAACAACGGGTATAAGCAAGCGGCAGAAAAAGCCGCCAGCCCATACCCGCAACCGTTAGGCGAAATTAATCGTCCAACCACTCATTTAATTCATCTCGTAATCTTCTAACTTCATCTTCATTTAAGTTGATATGTGCCGAATCGTTACAAATCTTATTATAAATTGAAATCGTCAGGTCATTAGTACCCTCACCTGTATAAGAATCAATAGTTATTACTTCTAATGTAGATTCACTACTTGTTGTTATTTTTTCCATCTATCTAATTTAACTTCGCCTAACAGCACCTAACAAAAATGGCTGCTACAAGCATTTGTTTTTAATTCAGAAGTTCTTACAAGCAGCCACTTCTGTTAGCTGCAAAACGTTAACAGCCATTTACAGGGAGCTCGACAATCATAAACCGCTTTTGTGGTTTCATCTTTTCCCATTGCTGACATTCTTTTTTTGCTTCTTCAAAGTTAGACCAAGCAGATTCTACTATCCCATCAGTTTCGTTTGTGATAAGATAAATAAAACGGCTGTTAACATCGGTTTGCCGCAAGGCGGGGTTCAGTTCTTCGTTTGACATTTTGTTGTTATTTAAAAGTTAGTAATTCTATTCAAGTTTTGTGGTTCAATACCCGCCCTGACGGCAAGCCGAGAACCGTTATATTATTTTTTGAAACTCCTTTATAAACTCATTTACTTTTGCCCTAAATTTATCTTTTCGCTTAGGGTGTACTCGAAATTGAGTTTGAATAAGTTTATTTACTCCTTTTTTTGGTTGCCCTGCTTTCTTTTGTGTCATTAGTTATTTACAATTAATATGTTTTCAGTTCCAAATACTTCAAATTCTTGGTCTTGATTTTCTAAATTATAAAAATAATCCCTAGCTTCTTTATTTGTCATCATATTTTTGTTTAAAAAACAATTATCATTTGAATCAAATAACATTTTCCTTATTGCTTTTACAGTTGCTTTCATATCCTTGTTTTTAATTATGGCACAAATCTAAAATAAATATTTGTAATTACAAGTATTGTTTTTATTTTGTTTGTAAATAGTTGTATTTTAGTTAATTAAAATTCAAGTTGTTTTTTTAAAATTGTGTTTTCTTTTTCTAGTTCTTTGATTCGCTCCAAAAATATAAACTGATTGCGTTCAAGTTCCGAAACTTTAGTTCGGTAAATAATAGATTCAAAATAAAACTTGCCATATTGCTGTTGAATTTCGTAAAGCGTTTTTAAGTGTGTTTCAGCCGCTTTTTTCTTGTCGCCTATACTCTTAATCGTTTTTTGCTCTAAATCGCCTATAAAGTTGTTTATAGCCCATAAATTTATATAACATGGTTCGTTTCTTGATTCCAAATTTGTAAAGTCGCACCATTCAATCATTATTTTTTGAAGTTTTTTATAATCTTCACTTCGCAAATTGTTTAAATCGTCTTGCTCTTTTTTTAAAGTTTCGTATTCTGTCATTTTAAAAAGGTGCTTTAAATGGATCGTTTAAATTTATTGTTGATTGTATTGCATTTGTTGGTGCTTTGTATGATTCTTTAAAACCAGTATCAATTCTATGAATTTCACCGTTTATTATTTCCGAATAACATTTTTTACTAAATTCAAAGTCAAGTTTTACAACTCCTTTTTTACCTACTATTTTAGGTTTTATTTTCTTAATGTCAATTTCCACTGTATTTGATTGCTGAATTAACCCATTTATTTCTTCGTATGGCCTATCAATACATATCAAGCTTTGAGCTTTTGCATACCACGCTTGACCTCCATTTATTTCAAATACGCTTGGCGCCTTTGGTAATTCGCCCGACTTTACTCCAGTTGGGTTTCTAGCATGGCAAACCATAAAAGAATGCAGGTTGTGTAATTTACTAAACTTATTCCACTTCATTAAAAAAGAAGGTAAATAAGCCGCAATATTACTAAGGTCGGAGCTGTTATGTTGTAAATCGTTAAAGTTATCAATCAAAGTGCAATCTAATCCGTTATCCATTTTTACTTGTTTTGCTACTTCAAAATATTTTTCAAGTGTTAAACCGCTTATGTCATCATCTTCGATAATTGTAAAATGGTCTTGAATAAATGGCTGTACTTTGTAAATTTCTGCTTCAGTAATGTAGTTATGTTGGAATCTTTTATCAAAGCTTTTGCCAGTTAATGAGTGTGCTATTTCGCTAAATATTTCTTCAGCGCTTCCAGTTTCAGGTGAATAGATTAAATGCTTTTTGTATTTTCTTGCACTTAATGAAATTAGTAATTGAAATGCAAACTCACTTTTCCCTGAGCTTGGATAACCATAAATAATTGTTGTGTTCCCTGGTCTAATTTGATAAAAAGGGTCTAATGTTTCAAAACCAGTACTTAATAAATTTGATGTATTATTTTTGTGAAGTTCAAAAACCTTTTCTGCAACATCATTAAATTTTCTAATTTTCATATTATAACCCTCAAATTTTTAGGGTTTCTTGGGTCAACTCCTTTTGCTTCAAATTTTAGCTTGCCTTGCAACTCGTCACGTTTAGCCCAATTATTTATAGCTGACTTCCAATTTACATATTTATTACCTTCGTTTGAATAAGCTATTGCAGCTTCGTAATAGTACAAAAGTTTTGTGGTGTTCCATTCAGGAAATTCAGATTTAAAAATATTCTTATCAAATAAATTAGATTCTTGAAAAATAACCTTAATTAATTTCTTACTTAATTGTACTTTCTCTTTCTCTTTCTCTTTCTCTTGTACCGAACCCCCTACCGAACCCCCTACCGAACCCCCTATAATTTCAATAAGTATTTCTTTTGTTTTGTCCTCATAACCTTTAACTTGACTGTCTATTGAGTGCTTTTGGCTTAGGTATGCAAACTTAGCCATTCCTTTTAAATTAGTTGGCTCAATTCCATTAAATTGCTTTTGAAGTAATGCCTTAATAAATTCTATAAATTCACTATCTTTTAATTCCATTGATACTTCAAAATAGCTGCGATAAAAATTAAATCCTTTTCTCATAACTAAAATGGCAAATCAATATAATATAAATCACGAAACTCATTTAAAACTTTCATTTCAATACCACTTCCACCCCTATCAGGATGATATTTTACTGCCAGCTTTCTATACACATCATTAAAATTTTTAGCTAAAGGTATTGATTTTGGAAATAAATACAGTCTTTCGCAAATTTCATCTTTTAATTTTCCTGTTAATTCATCAGGAAGTTCAAATGATTCTAAGGCATAAGCAATGTAATTTGTTGGCAATTCTTTAATTAAAGTGCCTTTAAATTTGCCGAATGGCATTGTTTGATAATTCATAATTAATAATTAATTTAAACGAAAATAGCCCCAATAGGTCGAAGCTAAAGGGGCTATAATCATATACTTTTACACCATGTTAAAGTTCTGATTTATGTTAGTTGGCTTCGACCTCAACTAATTGTACTACAAAAGTAACCTTTTATTTTACTTTCGCAAATTTATTTTTT